CTTTTTTTTCGTAATAAAAAATAAATGACGAAACTCAACGGTAATCAGACCGGGTTGAGGAAGTAGAATTTTCCAGCTGGGCCTTCGTGTGTGGGCCAGAGATGCTGTTTATCTGATTCAGATCGTGGGGTGTGAATCTGAACTAGAGAAGCGAGCTTCAGGAAGCTAGGAAATTGTTTGGTTTCGAGTTCGATGAAAGTGAAAGTCGTGGGATTTCCCATCGAAATTCTTGTGATTTCAGATCTCGTGACAATTGGAGTGCGCTGCTTTTCGTGAACGATCTTGTTCCAGATGTATTCACAAAGTGCGTGAAAGCGACGACTAATGCCGGCGTTGGCATAGGCGAGGCCGAGAACTGAGCCAGCGAGTTGTTCCCATGTCCTTGAATGACGTGGAAAGAACAAATGTTGAAGCAGGTCGATTTCAGTACGGAACGGAAGTCCGTGCTTATTTTCGTAGCTTAACATGCTTGCTTGTTCGAGCGTTTGCAGTGCTTTTGATTTTTCAACACTCAGTACATGACCAAAATAAAATTCAGCGGCCTTAGAGAAGACAGGAAGAAAAGTTTTGCCATATATTTGCATAATCCAGAGAAGAAAGCGAACGAAAGCGTCGTCGCCTTGGAATTTAGCATAGAAAGAGGGAGAAAAGATATCAATACCCATTGAAGAAACACATGTCGTGGTAACGATTGCGTTGCCGAAAGAGTCGGTGAGTTGAGTACCTTGGTAGCCGGAGCCATATCCAGAGTAGTTCCATGAGGCTAAGGAGCCGTCGGGAAGAACAGAGGGTGTATGCTTGGTAGCATGGCATTTCCAGTTCCAGAGATTCTCGATCTCAGTCGGGTTGGGTTTTGCATCGGGATAGAGGGAAGTAGGTTCGTATTTTGTGAAGTCATAGTAAGAACGCCAGATGTGGTCGATCTCAGTCTGTAACTCGAAAGAGAACCGTTTATCCCAGCTAGACCAATCGATGCATAAAACACCGTGAGTGCAGCCGTAATGAGACAGTTCAGTTTCAACCTTTTTCCATCCTCCTCGGATGATTTCGCGTCCCCAGAGCATAAATCCAGTCTCGGAATTGAGATAGGTAGCTTGGAGTGGCCACAGGAACATATTCTCAGCTTGTAAGATGAGTTTGGGTGCTCCAAAGACGATGCGAATTTTGTCGTCGTCTCCTTCATTGACTACAGTCGTTTTGATGTGGACTGTGTTCCAGAAGTAAGTTGTGGGTGTGCCGTCTTGGTTCCAAAACTTCGGATTTAAGTGTTTGATTTCGTGAATCAGAAGTCGGTTGCGAACGAAGATTTCGTTGTAGAGATTGTGAAATGAGGGAACAGAGTCTGTAATCAAGCCAAGTGAGTGCTTAATTTTTAGATAGTCGTCTGTTGATATAGAGTCACGTAAAGTGAAAGACCATTTGCTTTCAACTTTAGTCTGGAGCTTAGGATTCTCAGATTCTCCATCAATGTTGCGGAATGTCGGTTTAAAGCGATATCCTTTGATGTTCCATGGTGCTTCTGCGTTGGGCGGAAGGTTCCAGGGGTAGTATCTAAGATCGGGAAAAGCCACAGGGTGTAGCGTGCGATTGGGCTTGCCATTCTCACGGGTCCAGCGGATTCCATTCTCAAAATGTTCGTCTCTGACGATGAAGTGCTTAGGCACTTCAAATTTCTCAAACGATTTCTCGATGAGCTCGGGTGTCTCTTTTGGCCTACGAGCAGTCAACACAAGAGTGATCATGTCTTCGGGGAAGAACTTTTCAGCTCGATTTTTGAGCCAGTCTTTCTCGAACGAGTCAAGATTTTCATTGAAGTGTGTGCGATTAGGGCGGAGATTCCAGTGCTTATTGAAGAAGTCAGGTTTGGGAAGTCGGTTAATGTTGCGAAACATAGTTGTGGGTGAGCAGGTACGTAGCAGTCGTTGTTCAGGTTTGTTTGATGTGATCAAGGT